GTGCGGGTGGAGGTTCATCTGATGGTGGACAAGGAGGACAAGGAGGACACGGAGCCTATGGTAGTGGTGGTGGTGGCGGTGGTGCCGGAATAACTAACCAAGGTGGTAATGGTGGTAGAGGTGGTGACGGATTAGTCATAATAACATATTGGTAATTAATAATGATAGATATATTTAACTTACCCGGTAAAGAAAATAGTAATCAAGTTTTTAGGGTTAACTCATCAGGCTCAACAGGTTGGCAAACTTGGTCAAAACCAAATAACGCGTCATTCGTTTATATTTTATGTATAGGTGGTGGTGCTGGCGGTGGTGGAGGTCGTGGAAATACTAACAACTCAGGAACAGGAGGTGGTGGAGGTGGTTCTTCAGCATTCGCGGCAGGACTTTTTCCTGCGTCATTATTACCTGACACATTGTTCGTTCAAGTAGGTAGAGGTGGTGTCGGTGGAACAGGTGGTATCATTAATGGTAGCGGTGGTGTTGGTGGTTCAGGTGAACATTCTTATGTTTCTGTAATCCCCTCAACGGGAACTACTGCGGTATTAATGAAAAATGGTGATGTCGCCCCAACAGGTGGTGGTGGTGGAACAACATCTGTTAATGGTACTGCAGGAGCTGCGGGAACAATATGGACTTACTCTACTTCATTTATATTTCCTCAGTTAGGACAAGTAAATCCTGTTGCGGGTCAAATCGGTGTTGTTGGTGGTTCAAGTGCCGGTGGTAATGGTAACTCAATTACATTAATATCACCTGTTTCTGCGGGTGCTAGTGGAGGTGGAAACTCTGCGGGTGGTGCAACTGCAAATGGTGGTAACATTACAGGTACAGGTATAATACCAACACTTAGTGGTGGAACTGCAAATTCAGCAACTGTTATTGATGGTGGTCACGGAATGGGTGACCAAGTTGATGGGTCAGGAGGTAATACTGATACACCATTATTTTACACAGGTGGAGCTGGTGGTGGTTCATCAAGTACTGCGAGTAGAGTTGGTGGATTTGGTGGTGATGGTGGTCACGGTTGTGGTGGTGGTGGAGGTGGTTCCGCTCAAAACGCCGCAGGTGGTGGAGGAGGTGATGGTGGTCACGGATTAGTCATTATTACTTGTTGGTAGTTGACATTCCAACTCAAAAAATCTATTATTAAGTATGGAAAATTATATTGGAAAAATTATAAATGGTAGTTGTATTGATGTAATGGCGGATATGCCAATCAATTCAATTGACCTAATTGTTACATCACCCCCATACGGAGTAGGTATTGCTTATGATGTTCACGATGATGATGTATATTTTGAGGAGTATTTAAAGTTCACTAAAGAATGGTTAACACAAGCCTATCAAATATTAAAGGATGATGGTAGGATTGCTATCAACATACCTTATGAGATAAACAGACAAGACAAAGGTGGTAGAATATTCTTTTGTTCTGAAGTTTATCAGGTAATGAAAAGAATTGGTTTTAAATTCTTTGGGATTGTGGATTTGGAAGAAGATTCACCTCATCGAAGTAAAACTACTGCTTGGGGTAGTTGGATGTCCCCTTCAAGTCCTTACATTTATAATCCGAAAGAGTGTGTTATATTAGCATACAAACACAAACATATTAAAACAGTTAAGGGTGAACCACAATGGAAAGGTGTCCCAACTGAGATTGAACAAGAAGATGGTACAGTTAAGAAAAAAGTTGTCTATGATGAAATGGATAAGAAAGAGTTTATGGAATTGGTTTTTGGTCAGTGGAAATATTTTGCGGACACTAAATCGTTAACTAAAGCGACTTTCTCTATGGACATTCCAACAAAGGCCATAAAAATATTATCATATAAAAATGATGTTATCTTAGACCCATTCGCAGGTTCAGGGACAAGTTTGGTTGCCGCTGAAATCTTGGATAGACGATGGGTGGGTATTGAATTATCGCCAAATTATGCGGAGATAGCTTGGAAACGAGTCCAAGGATTTGTGGAACAAAAGAAACAATCTGTAATGGAATTTGAAGAAGGGACTAAATAAGTCCCTTTTTTTTGTTTTTCATAATATTTATTAAATAAAAATAATATGAAAGGAATAGTTCTGAATGAGTCTGAGTTTAATCTTAGAGTTAAAGAAATATATAAAGAAGAACAAATTAAATATCTTAATGAAAAATGGTCAACATTAAGTAAACAAGAGAAGACATTTGTTATTGAATTTTATAAAGCCGTACATCCTGAAAAATCTAAAATAATCAATGAATCTAAATGGTATAATACATTAGGTGATATTGTTGGGATATTTGACCCAACAGGTATTGTGGATTTAGTCAATGGTGTGAGTTATTGGAGACAAGGGGATAAGTTATTCGCATTATTATCGTGGATTTCAGTAATACCTTATCTTGGTGATGCAATTGGTAAACCCGTTGTCGGTGCGATGAAATTAGGGGGTGACTCAATGAAAGCGTTTAGAGTTGCGGCGGTAGGTAAGGATGCGATTAAAATCGCTGAAACCGCTAAAGTTGCGGGAGGTCCTGTTGCTAAAATGGTTGAGACTGCACCATCTTGGGGTGGTAGGTTAATTGAAGTTTTACGTTCAGCGGTTGGTAAAGTTCCAATCCTGAGAAACATTGTTGGGTTAGTTGAAGAATATATTAAAATATTCACAACTGCGGGTAAAGAAATGAAAATAGGTACTGAAATCGGAAAAGGTCTTGGTGTTGCTGAGAAAGAATCTTTAAAGACTACGTTTAGAGGTTTTAGAGAATACGGTGGTGGTAATAAATACTTGAAGTATATAACTAAATCTGACGTACCATTATGGCATAAATTTGCCGGTGGGGCTCCAAGATTATTTGGTAACGCGGCTACTAGGTCGTTAATGAGAAGAACAAAATGGTATTTAGGTTTTCTTGATTGGATGGGTATTGTTGATGCAAAAACAAGTCCTGATGAGTTAATTAAACAATATCCTGATTTGGATTCTAGAGTTAATCAATATAATACCACTGAAGATGCTCAAGAAAATTGGGCTAGCGAATTTGGAGGTGAAAAAGGAATGGGGTTACCTGATGATGAAACACAATCAGGTAAAAAAGGATTGGCTGATAAACTAAACCCGATTGATTTGTTAGTTGGTAATTTATTTAAATAATGAAAAGAAGAGTAATTAAAGAATCAGGTCTTAGAGATATTAATGCGTTATCGGATAGATATCAAAAGGCTAAAATATATTTTCATCAAGATTTGGATGGTGTTACTACCGCAATTGCAATGAAAGAATACTTAGCACAATATGGGATTAAAACCGTTGACTGTGAAGTGATTCAATACGGGGATAAAGAATGGGCGATTAAAAAACCTGAAGGAAGTGGTGATGTTATGCCGGTGTTAGTGGATTTTGCTCACGGAAAACCAATGTTTGTTATCCATACTGACCACCACGATACACAAGCGGGGGTTGATGATAAAACTGCCACTAATTTTAAAGCGTCACGTTCAAATGTTGAGACAATCTCACAAACAGTATCACCTAAAGAACTATTCCCAAGTGATGATTTGTTATTAATTTCAACTGTTGACTCGGCAAACTTCGCACCTCAAGATATTTCTGTTGATGAGGTAATTAACTATTTGTTTAAGATTGATAAAGATAAGTCATTACAAAGAAACAAAATGGCGATGGGGTTTGTGTGTAACAAATTATTGTTAGCGTTCAAAAACAAACCAGAGTTCTTGGAAGAGTTGGTTATGAAATCAACCCCATCTTTATTGAACATCCTACATAATATCAAACGTATTATGGAGGAAAAAGGTTACGCACCTGTTGAACAGTTAAAGAAAAATCAAGAGAATTATGTTGAAACAATGAAGACACATCCAAACGTTAAAGTGTTGGATAATGTCATTGTTCAATATGGTGGTGGTAATATGATGAAACCGGGTTCATATGATAGATATACCCCATTCAAAAATAATCCTGAAGCTGACTTTATTGTTATTGCTTGGCCGTTAGGTTTAGTACAAGCGTCTTGTAATCCATACAAAAAAGATAGAGCCTTGAAAGGTATTAACTTAGGTGAGATTAAAGATGAGGTGTTAGGTAAATGGAAGTCACAATTACAAGATAGACAAATACCATTATCAACTATTAAATGGGTTTCAGAATTATCTGTGGGTGAAGGGTCAGTTGGATTCACATTCAAAGACTTCGTTGCTTTATATGGTGAGAAATTCAAGTCAATGGATAACGGTAAAGAACTAATAACAATTATTGGTGATGTTATGTCAAAACCATATAAATCGTTGAGTGACAAACAAAAAGCGATTATGGAGAAAATCAGTATTAGTGCTTGGGATTTAATTCAGGCGAATAGTGGTGGACATAAATGTATTACAAACATATCAGGATTAAATTACTTAGGTAAAAATCCTCAGAGATATTCGAACAGTGGTGGAAGTTATCAAAAAAGTGAAGAAGATTCACCGGCAGTTAAGTTCACTAAAATGATTCAAAGTGAATTTGTAAGAGTTCTTCAAAGTAAAATCAACGAAGGTTAAAATTTGATGGTATCGTCGATGTCAATATTAAGACGTTTACAAGTACCACCTTTAACCTCTAATATCATATCACCTTCACCACAATAGTTTCCACAATCATCGGATTTACAAGGGTTACAATTGTGGTGAATATTGAAAATCTTACCATCTTTGATGAAGATGATATCTAACGGGATAATACAATCCCTCATCCAAAAACAATGAATACCATCTTTCATTAAGAATAACATTCCATTGAAAGTGTTATCAAATTTTTTACCCATCATACCTTGTTGAGTTTGAGAGGAAGTCATCATAACTTTGACTTTAAACTTGTTATCATTAATTTTAATTACCATAATGATAAATATCTGAAACTTTTTAAAATTTAGTAATATTTATATTTTACACAAAACACCATTAACCCCTTTCTTTTTATGGTTGAGAAAAAACCCGATAAATTAAAACTTTATTGGGTTTTTTTATTACATTTGTTTTTATGAAAAGTAACGTTAACATAGTAAACCGAAAGGTTAAGTTCGAATATCACTTTGTTGAGACATTTATTGTTGGGTTAAAACTTCAGGGGTCTGAGGTTAAAGCGATTACCAACAATATGATTTCTATGGTGGACACCTATTGTTATTTTAAGAATGGTGAACTATTTGTTAAGGGTATGAACGTGACAAGTAATAATGTTGCGTATAGTCACGAACCAAGTAGGGAACGTAAGATTTTAATGAAGAAGAAAGAACTCCGAAAATTGGAGAAAGAATTAATCAATGGGTTAACAATTATACCTTATCGTGTTTTCCGTAATGCGAGTGGATTAATTAAAATGGAAATTGTTTTGGCAAAAGGTAAAAACTTATACGATAAACGAAATTCATTAAAAGAAAAAGATATTAATCGTGAAATGATGCGTGGTCTTTGAATTTAATTTATAACTTTGTTAAAAATAGAAATTATGAGAACAATTGAGATAACACAAACAGAAATTTTGATGGCGACAAGACCTAATGTTTATCGCAATAGAAAAAAATACACCCGTAAAGATAAACATAAAACAAATTACTAATATGATAAAAGGTACTGTCAGATTTAAAGAAGATAAGGGGTTCTATGTAGAACATTCCCCTAAGAATATATATGCCATTTGTGGTGGTGAAAATATTGTGAGAACATTTTATCAAGAATTAATGTTGGACCCGTTCACTGAGGGGTTAACATATAATGACGGGGATGAGGTTACCTTCAAGAAAGAATTGTATATTGATAATGGGGGTTCATTTTATTTCGCTGAAATAATTGAGTGTTAATTGAATTTTATTAGTATATTTGTTGAAACGAAAAAGATATGACAACTGCGACTTACAACATTAGAATTGAGAACGAGAAATTTGGGACATTATTAAATGAGACTTTTGTAAATGGAACACAATACAAATTGTTTCTTAAAATGGTCCACGGATGTTTGGAGTTGAAAAATGATTTAACATTCTTCAACGGAACTGATTTCTTAATCAACGTACCATACAAATTTCTATGTGAATCAATCATCGTAACTAAAACAAATGATTACGACTTGGCTGACCATATGAAAAGTAAAATCGAAGCATTAGTAACTAAGTAATATGAAGATACTAATTTATATATTGTTAATGTTGGGGGTCACATCTTGTATCAAAGAGAACCCCCAACCATCAGGACCACCACCTGTGATTACGTATCCACATAACAATGACACAATACAGGATTCAATTCCCACATTAGTAGGTCAAACTTGGGTTATAACGGGGGTTAGGATTGGAGGAATAGGGAATCCTAACCCTAACAACGATACGTTAAAATTTATTACTAACACAACGTATAAGTTTAATGGATACACATCAAATTATTCATTATATTATACAGGTGGTGGGTTTAACTTATCAATGAACGGAACACCTTGGGGATATTTAAGTGGGACTATATATCAATACAATTTGGTTAGTGGTGATATTCAGGGGTTGAAATTTATCGACATCACACCTGGCACAAGTAACCAAACAAATTATTATCTTTGGATGAAGAAAGTCTAATTGACTTTATGAATTATAATCAGTACAATTATTAACAATTAAAATTTATTAAATTATGAAATGAAAGGGTGGTTAAATTTAAGTAGTAATGGTTGGTTGGTTCTGGCCTCTACAATTATATACATCAGTGTCCTCACAATGGTATTTGAATATGTTATCAGTCGAGAGTGTCCGGTGTTCTTACAAATGATTACGGTGTTTTTTGTGTTATTCTACACCGTGTTCCAATTGAAAACAATAGCACGTTATTTTATTAATTTATTTAAAACAAAAGAAGAAGAAGTATGATTACAATTATTTTATTAGTATTGTCATTGATTGTTGCGGGTGTGATGATTTTTAAAGGTATCACAAATGATGATACAGTGAGTTTAAGAAACGGGATTGTCATTGGTGTCTTGGGTATTGTTATCTCATTAATCCAACCATTCTCAACGGAAAGAGTTGACCAAGGTAACGTTGGTATCAAAGTAAACCTAACAGGTGATGAACGTGGGGTTTCGAAGTATGAGTACAAGACAGGTTGGGTGGTATATAACTCTTGGACCGAAAATATGTTTGAGTTCCCTGTGTACCAACAACATATTGAATACGATGACCAAGTTGTAATTACTAAAGGTGGATTTACCACAACTATTCGACCAACGTTTAACTACTCATTGAAATCAAATAGAGTTGGGGATATGTTCCAAAACTTGAGACTACCGATTAAAGAAGTCGAACAAGGATGGTTGAAAAACGCAATCGTTGGAGCGGTGAATGACGTGGCAAATACTTGGTCTGTGGATAGTATCTTTAACCACCGTGAAAACTTCGAGTCTAATATCATTGTTGAATGTAATAAACGATTAATTAGATGGTTTGACGTATCTCAGTTGAGAACAAACATCACACCTCCTGAGGCATTACAAGAATCTATTATTGCAAAAACAAAGGCTATCCAACAAGCTGAAGCGTCTAAACAACAAGCAATTGCTGCTCAGGCTGATGGTCAACGTAAAATCGCGGTCGCTAAGGCTGACTCGGCTGAGACAATCATTAACGCTTCCGCTAAGGCAAGAGCAATGGATTTAACACAACAAAAGTTAACACCTTTGTATGTTGAATATAAGAAAATTGAGAAATGGGATGGGCAGTTGCCGACTACAATGGCGGGTGGTTCAGGAACATTCTTGAATATAAAATAAGAATCATAACACAATATGGTAACGACAATGGTGTCGTTATCATTAATAACCAATAACCAAAACTTATAGATATGAAATTAGATGTGTCAAATTTATTATTAAACGAATTAGTTGAACTTAGAGATAAAATCAATGGAATGATTTGGGAATATAAAGATGGTCACATCTACATCTGTAAGGTTAGGTCTTATGGTCGTAATTGGGAAGAAAAGTGTATTACTAATCTAAGTAGATTAAGTGACTTATGTTATGAGTATGATGGTGATAATGGTATTGTTGACATTTACACGACAAATACTGACTTAGGTGAAGGTTTTTATAACTATGGTAGTACTAAAGTTATAAAATCACTTGAGGATTATGTGAAGTGGAATAAACACGATGTGTTAACTAATCACCTCCAAAGGATAGAACAAGAATTACGTGAGGATGCGGAGGACCAAGAGAGACCGTTTAATCAACGACATTCACATTTTAGAACATCCTACACTCAGGAAATGATTGATGAACTGAAAGAAGATATAAAAAACCTTCCGATGGATTTTGAACCTCCGAGAAATTATTTTCAGCGTGAAAGTGCTGAGTAATTGAAAATTTGTTTATATTTGTGTAAAAACAGATAGATATGAGTTCAGAAACATTAGGAATATTATTAATACTTGGGATTGGTGGTTACACAATATTTAAATTTTGGAAAACAATATTTAAATTAATAATTGGGGTAATTTGTTTTTGTGTTGTTTACACATTCTTATCTTTGAAGAAATACTTTGATGGGTCAAAAGACAATAAAGAAAAAATAGAACAAGTGGTTCAGGAAACGGTTATGAAATCTCAACCTAACTATTAACGAATGTCGTTTCCTTGTATCGTATAACAAGGTGGTGGATGCGCCTTTACGGCCCCAAAGGGAGATTTCGGTCTCCCTTTTTTTATTTAAAGATATTTATCAATAAAAACGATTATGGGGAATATCATTATAACAGAAAAACAGTTAGAGAGACTAACAAAAAGAATTAAGACATCTATTAACGAAAACCAAGAAGAAGGTTCTTATATGGCTAAACAACAGTTGTATACTATTGCGACTTTGGCTCACGCAATGTGGGAGAAAATGGAAGAAGGTGAACAATTGGAAGATTGGATGGAGAGTAAAATTGCACAAGCTGAACAAAGCGTGACTTCGGTAGTGAATAACTTTATGTATAAAGATGTTAACGGTGGTTTAGATGGTACTAAAGGTCTTGACTTTAATGAAATAATTATTGGACAATAATGAAAATTATTATTACAGAAGATAAATTGGATAAAATCTACGAAGGATTTAAAAGAGTAATGGAAGATTATTCAACCTTTGAAAAGATTGAAAAACCATATGATTTTTGGGTTCAAGAAAGAAACACATATGTTGATTACACACCAATTAATTTTTATAAAGACCCGGAGGAGGATTGGGAAGATGATGATTGGGTATTCCAATATTCCGAAGTTGAACCTTATACGGGAAATAAAATAGGTGTTTATCCTATGTTACAATATTCTAGTTATAAACTAAAGACATTTAAAAAAATCTTCGGTACTTGGTTTGAGACTTTATTAAAAAGGTGGTTTGAAGAAACCTACGAGTTACCGGTTAATAAAGTCGTTGATGATAGGGAAGGATACGAAATTTTAGATTTGTACGGGAACAATGATTGATACTATGAAACCTTTATCTTATAATTAGATAAAGGTTTTTTTTTATGGAATATCCCCAACTTATAACTAATCCGGTGTTTGTGGACCACCGAGGAACATTTGCTCCACTGTCTTTAAATTCTTTAGATAAGAATTGGTTACAGAGTAACATTAGTGTAAACCCCCAAATTCACACTCTAAGAGGTTTACACTTCCAAGTTGGGGAGAAAGCTCAGGCGAAGTTAATTAAGGTAATTACAGGGTCTATAGTTGATTTTATTGTTGATATTCGTGAAGACTCTCCTGAGTATATGAAATTATATCATTACGAAATGAAATCAGGTGATGAGTTGTTAGTTCCGAGGGGTTTTGCACACGGATTTATTACTACCAATTTTAACACGGTGGTTCAGTATTTGGTTGATAACGATTATTCGCCTGAATCTGAGGGGTCAATTTATTGGAAAGAGATTGATGGGTTATACGATATTTTAGATTCTTATTCGTATTTTTGTGAATTAACCGATGAGGTTGTTGTGATGTCTGATAAAGATTATAAAACTAAAAATTTTAAATTAAACAAATAAAATATAGAGGTATGTTATACGAAAATGAAATTAAAAAATTAGACGTGTATTTTGAAGGTAAGTATCTTATTGATGAGGAGAAAGACCTTGAGTTAAAGAAAATACTAAGTTACGTTATTGAAGAACGTAAAAAGTTCAAACAGATGGTTAAAGACACCCCAAACGATATAGATTTAGGTAAATTAGTTAGGTCTTATTTTATAAATGAAGGTATTTATAGTAAAAACCTATAAATATGAAAATAAGTAAACAAGATATATTAACTCGTAAGTTAATGGAACAAGAAGAAGATAAAACTGAAGATAAAACTGAGGAAAAAACTGAAAGTGGTGGTAATGGTAATTTCACACAATTAGTTTCAAAATTATTACATTCAAGAAATCAGGTCCACATCTTTCATTTACAAACTAAATCATACGCTGAACATATTGCGTTAAATGATTATTATGATGGTGTTTTGGATTTATTTGATGGGTTAATCGAATCTTACCAAGGTAAATACGGAATTATATCAAATTATAAATGTGAAGGATTTGAGAACTATAAAAGTGGTGAACAAGTAATTACCTATTTAAAAAAATTGGATGGTGATATCGACACATTAAGAAAGTCGGTTAAGGAAAGTTACCTACAAAATCAGATTGATACAATTCAGGAATTAATAAATTCCACATTATACAAACTAAGGTTTTTAAAATAAATTCTGAACCCTCACTGAAAAGTGGGGGTTTTTTGTTTATATTTGTTTTATGAACGAGAAAGTAAAACATAAGTTAGCGGAATCAATAGTTAATCTAACTAAGTTGGATTTGTATTACGAAGGTGTTGGGTTTCTTATGTTCAAAATTGAATACCCATTTAAATGTGATGGTTTTAGAAATTATGATTTAAAACTTAACTTGGGTGATAAAGAATCTTGGACTATTGATTTTCCGGCGAGTTTTAATTTATTTGAATACTTAGAATCCTTATTCAAAATCAAAGATGAGAAGACCAAAGAAGAGATTCGTGAACTAATTATTGATGAATTAGAAATAAGAATCAGAAAATTTAGAGAAACTCTATTGACACCTTAAAAAAAAACTTATATACTTTAACTATAACAAAAACAAAAAGATTTATGACAATTAAACAAGCGTTAAAAGAAAAAAACCGATTGATTAAAGCAATCGACGATGAGTTTAAAAAAGTGTACTCGTACAACTCAATTGATGAAGGTAATGTTAGACCTTACTCAACGGTTGATGCTTTGACTAACATAATGACATTGGAAGAAGGTTTAATTGACCTTAAAACAAAAATCCATAGAGCGAACATTGGGGTTTACGACAAAATCTTTAGATTGTCGGAATTGAAATCTTTGGCAAAAAAACTTACCCAAATTAATTGTGATGAAGGTAAAGTAACTGACAGATACCTTAGAGGTGCTGAACCATCAATTAAAACTGCGGAAATCTCAATTGTTGAGAGAGACGTGAGAGTTAAATCAATCGAAGAAGAAATCGAGAGATTACAAGAAGAGTTGGATAACCACAACGCAACGACATCAATATAATCGGACTTGTTGTTGACTAACAAATATATACTAGAACTTATTCAGTGATGTTCGATGTTTATGAATGTGATGCCGACTCAAAGTTCAACTATCAAAAATATTCAAGGTTCACCAATTAAACTTTAAAACTCGTCTAACCTGGTATTTGTTTTTCGACACAATAAGATTATATCTCACCCCTCATCTGAAAAGGTGGGGGGTTTTTTAATAAAAGGCGATGTCATCAATATCAAACCCTTCATCTTCTAATTGTTCTTGAACAACTCTTGTGTCTGTGTGTTCAGTAAACTCTAAACCTAATGCGGGACTTCCGTACATCCATTCGGGTCTAAAATCACCATTATAATCGTTGTTCAAACTTTTAATAAGTGGGTCGTAAATTTCTTTGTTAATACTTTTATAGTTTATTATAACAACAGGTTCTGAAACACCAAAAAGTTTAACTGCGGTCTCAAGTTCTTCAGTATAATTATCCATATATATGTTGTTAACCTCATCGTTATATTCTTGACTGAAGTTAGGGTTGGGGTTGTTTCTATTTCCTCTCCAAAACTTTGAATGGTCAATTATGAATACAATGTAAAATATTCGCTCATCCCTATCCATCAGAGTATTAGGGTATGGTGCTCTGTTGTTGATGACTATCTCATAATCAACTTTTGGTTTTATTATACGATTGATATATTTTGTTAATCCTTTTTTTAATATTTCTTTGTCCATAATTTTTAATTAAGTTGTATATTTATAAATACTATGAATGACGAGATTTATGTAAAGATGTTGACTAAATACTTTAAAGGTGTTGCCAACATTAATGGTATTTTGTGTTATCCTTTAGGGGTTTTTGAGTCGAGTATGGGACCTGATATTCTAAAATTTAGAATGGAGAATCCTGATGATTTGTCATATACTAACCCTGGTCTTGAATCACAATTAGGTGAACAAGTTGATTTTTTCAATCGACTTGCGGGTATGGGTCAACACTCAAGATTTAATGTGAAAATTGAGGGGGCTAAAAACATTTATACGAGTAACGATGTTAATGATTATGTTAAATCGGTACTTTCAAAGGTTAAGAAATTAAAATCCAATATTTACGAAGACGAGGAAACTAAAGAGAAAGTGTATGACATAATATTGGTTAACCATAAAGATGTTGAATATAAGTTGGACGATGACTTTGTTGCAATATATAATAAAGTTGACCCAATTAAGGCATATCAATATCGAGTGGAAGATGGTTCATTAGTTGGTGAAATGCCTTTGGATGAAGCTATTAGTGGTTATGAGTGGTGGCAAAATTATCATCACTATGATGAAACTGAAATTAATTATCCTGAGTTTGACTCTTTTTTTAGTGGAGACAATACTCCTAATTATATTGATGCGGAGTTCCAAGCGCCATACGTTGTAACCATATTCCAATAATTTAAAATAGAAATGAAAATATTAATAACTGAAGAACAATTAGATGACGTAAGAAAAAAACTATTACGTAAGATATGGAGTGTTAAACCATATTGGGAGGATGCTTATCTATTAAGTGTTGGGATTAAGAATGATTGGAATGCTCGTGATAAAGCCATTGGATGGTTCGCCGAATTTATTGGTGATGAAAAAATTAATAAAATATTAGAGGATAATTTTGGTGGTTACAATTTACGTGTTAATAATTGTGGGTCTTATGACTTTGAATTTGATATTATTGATTATACCTTGTATGATGAAAATGAAGCTAACCGTAGACGTGGTGGGGATGACATTCATTTAGTTCTTGAAGTTGATTGTAAGGTTGACACAAAACGAGGGACGGTTACAATTGGTGATGAAGAAAGGTCGTTAGATGATGCAATAGATAATGATGATTATGGTTGGGAAGTTTCAGGTGAAGTTATTGGATGTATTTCCGATTATATATTTAAAGAATTTAATTTATTAAGGACAACGGGAATTGGTCACGTTGAAGTTAATTTAGTATCATAAAAAAACCCCAATATTACTTGGGGGTTTTTAGTTATTTGATATCTGAAGATTCTATTAATGTGTAGGTAAAAGAGTTCCCGTGAATTTTTGAAGACTTTTTAATGATTTTCATAAATTCATCGAAGTCTTTAACACGTTTGAAGACCTGACATCCAGCTGACCAATTTTCCACCCAAGTAGAGTCTTGACCTGCTTTATGAATGTTAATTCCGTAAACACCTTCTGTTATTTTTTTCTCATCATAAATCATATCTTTATTATCGTCACGAAAAACTTTAACCGGTGATTTTTGTCTTAAAGCTTCATATTTCCCTTGGTGTAAACCTAACATATGTGAACCTCTGTATTGGCCTTCAACTAATCTTGCAACACCACCTTTAATCCCCATACTTTCGTATTGTAGTACAGACTTTTTACCTGGGTCGGTAGTGTTCATCCATTCGTGGTATTGCCAAACACCTTTTTCATCTTTGTAAGATAATGTAATAATGTCATCAAATACGTTGGTTACTTTATTACCGGGAGTTGAGTTTCGAACACCAATGATATTAACGTCATAACTTTTATTGGTTGAATCTTCAAAGTAAACATACCCCTTAGATTTAACCGCTGCTTCAATTTTTTCTCTTGAATATAACATAAGAAATTTTTTTTTGGTTTATTTTAATTATAAATAGGCGGGTATGATATTTATGTTTTTAACCCCCAAACAAATGGAAGATATTATAGAAGATTACGACAACGATTTCGGTGACCACAGTACTACTAGTTTTTAGTTAGTTGTGAATATTTATTAGTATGACAAAAAGAGAACGTTTAATAGATTACATTGAAAGATTAAATGATGGTGATGATATGACTGATGAAATAAAGTTATTTCATAACTTCGATAATTTAATTAAGGTTATTAATAAAGAAGGTCTTTTAATGACGTTAAATCCGCATAGTGCTAATTTTAACGAAGATTATCAAGGTCAGGTGTTATTAGCAATGTTGGATAATGATACCACAGGTAATGTTTTCAAACTTATTGTTAATGAGAGTTTCAATGACATTCTTGTGGAAAATGGTAACTATTATTATAAAGGTTCTTATGGTAGTGGTGAATTATCTGATTTAAAAGAATTGTTTGACACTTATACTGAAAGAATCGCAGATGCTATTTTATCTAATGAATATTATGAAATGTTTACCATAGATAGTTTTGATGCTTTTGTTGATGTTGTTGATAACTTAAATATTGCAAACCAAGAACGATTAAAAAAATATATTTTAGAAAATCATCGTGGAATTGAATTCGATGATGGAACTATATTAGGTGATGATAATGTGACTGATGCGATTAATGACCAAAGTTATTTTGACGAGATATATTCAATGGATGATAACTTGGAACAAGAACTTTATAATATCTATAGTCAAGCCTATAACAACGCTTGGGAGAGTGAACAACAAAAATATGTTTTTGATGCTTTAACCGAATATTTTGAAATGGATAATCTTTGGACTGAAGATGGTAAAGGTGATTGGAAATTAAAAATTCGAATCCCTAATTTTGAACAGATTGTTAGGGATTATTTACGAGAAACTATTGATGGTTATCCGTTTAACCCAATTGATTATTATGGTAGTTTCCTTTCAATTCTAACGATATTAATGGAAAATAGTCAAGAGTACAAGTATTTGTCATTCCATATTGTTGAATATCCTTATGATGTTAGAAAACACACTAATGAGTTATTTGGTGATTATATATGATTGAGGTAATCGGTAAGATGGTAAAGAAGATTGTTGACAAACAATTGGAATCTGACCCCATTGATTACGATAAAATCATCAAAGATTTAAAAAAGTTAAAGAAACAATTAAAGAGTGGTATGGTTATTGATAGTGTTGTGGAAAACACATTATGATTCATAACATCGAAGCTGCAGTCCAAGTAACACTATCATCAGTATTAGTATTATTAGTTATCACTCACTTAGTGATTAGTAAAAATAGGGGGTAATTATTTGACTTGTCTAATCTCATCGGCTCTTACACCCCAACTATTCAACTCACTATCAATGTAATCTCTACTACGGTAAGGATTTTCATTACCACTCCAAATATCAAATCTATCATCAGATTCTAATTCAATGATGATATCTGAAATGTTTGATGAATCATCTTCATATGTTGAGAAATTTTGAACTAACTCCTGTCTCTCAACAAGTGTCTCAATAATATAATATGGAACATTGTAAACTTTTAAAGATGGTTTTTCAATACTTGATTGGTCATTATTAATAATACTTTCAAAATTCAGTTTTAAATAAGTTTTGATGTAACTATAATCTACATATCCGGCTTGTATTTTAAATAAAGAAGCAACTTCGGACACCGCGTCAAATAACTCTTCATAGTTATCAATATCAATTTCTTGTCCGATTAGTTTTTGACATATTTTAAATACCGCTTTATCCGGTAGAGATTCAAATGCTGAAGCCATAATGTTTTAATTCTTAAATAATAAATAGTGTTGATTAAGAAAAAATAAATAACTACCTTTAATAAAAAATTATATATGCAAACATTAGTATTTAACACAACAACAAGAACCGCGAAACTATATGAAGGAGCGGCAGAAAAATCCGACATCATCGTTGCTTACACTGAAGTCCCAACTGTTAAAGTTATGGAAGATGGTTTTTACCAAGTAATGCGATTAGATGCTATGGAAAAACAATTACCGGTATTACGAGTACCTATCGCTAACACGAATATGTTCGTTAATTCTTAATTATGAAATCTATTAGTCAAATCTTCCGTACTAACCGAGAGTTACTTGATGAGCCTGAAGTTCAGGAACTTGTCGATTACACTAGAGAATTGGAAGGTTTGGTTATGGATAAAAAAATCGAGGACAATTACGATAAAGAAGATATCTTATTAGGTATCATCCGAGATATCTATTCAAGTTGTAAAGATACTTTGGAACAAGATGAATTACACGAAAGATTTCCGAGGGAGGTTGAACCTATTGGTGATTATAAAGAAAGCCTTGTTAATTTAAAAAGGTTTATCTCTGATATGTGTAGAGAAAATAGAATTAATTTATGAAGAAAAGAGTTTATTTGGTCGACATTGATGGGACCATCTGTGATGATATAAAAAATGAAGAAAGTCATTTATATTCTGAAGCTAAAGTTTATGACGGAGCTTTGGAAGAGTTGAATAAACTTTATGATGAGGGTAATATCATTACATTCTTTACTGCGAGAGAAAGTAAAGACCGAGAAGTAACTGAGAAATGGTTGAATGATAATGGTTTTAAATACCACGGATTAATAACTGACAAACCAAGAATTCAAGGTAAGTCTGAATATGTTTGGATTGACAACATTCCAATCAGGGGTATAACTTACAAAGGTAAATGGTCACCTATTATTGAGAAACAATTATTCTGTGATGAGGTGAAATCAATGTTGATGTTTAAGAAATGAAAAAGGTTAAATTAGTTCAGGGGGAAGATAATAGACTATTTTTAGTGTCTGACGATAAGATAGTTTTAGGTGATGAGGTATGTGAATTGTTAACAACAGGTGATTGGTTACCAATGACGGTTCACACTCTCAATGACATTGACGTTGAACGCCAAAAGAAAATTGTAATGAGTGGTGATGAGATTGGTTATGTCTATGATGACCACGAATTCTCATCAGTGCATTATAGAAAGATAAGTCAAAATGATATAGTGGAAATTTTAGGTGACGATGGTGATTGTTATCTTGATATGACCACATTTGAAGGTGATTACTGTGGGTTCAGAATACCTCATCTAATTGATAATAAAGGAGTAATAATAAAAGGGGTCTAAATCGACCCCTTTTGTTTATTTCAATGGTACAACCATAACTTGAATTCTACCCACTTTGTGATTAGCCAACTTCCCAAATGATTTTTTACTTAAATCAATTCGGTTTGCCGATTTGTTTCCCATCCTATCAGTAACTTCAACAGTGTCTGTTTTGTTATTGGATAAGTTAGTAACAACTAATTTTGTGTGTAAAGGTAAGTTGTTGTACGCTGCGGTCGAGTGTTCCCTATGTACTTTAGGGTGACCTGATGTATCATACCAAGTTGCGGTATGAACATTCGGAAATACATTTCTTGTCGTAAATGTAAAAGAACTAAATGTAAGACCTAATAATAAAACTAAAATTGTCTTCATAGTTAATAAATATACAAGATTTGTTGACAAAAGGAAAGACCTATAGTATTTATTAAGAAAAACAAACAATATATGAAAACAAAAATATTGATTACTGAATCACAATATAATTCATTGGTGAAAAATATTGAAGAACAAGGTGGAAGATTTAAATTCGATGGGATTAGAGTTGATGAAAATCCAGCCCCTAAGTGGTTGAGTGCCATTATTGGAAATAAACAAGATGGTTATACAATTGCTTTACCCCCATCAGCGAATGTTGCTGAGGTTAACGAATTGTTAAAAGAATATGGGGTTGATGTGGATTCCATAAATAAAGATAAAAAACTTGTTGATAAAGTCACACTTAGATTAGGGGCTAATGCCGCACACTTTCGAACAACAATGTTAAGAACAAATCCAGAATACCGTGCTCTGATATTGGATAAGTATAAAACCATTAGTGAAAGTGGAGTCTCAAATATTGCGATTAAATTTGGTAAAACACTAAAAAAATCAACATCAACAGACGCGACTAAGCCAACTAGTAAACCAGGTGGTGAAGACCCAATATACTTTAAGTTCCCTGTTGAGGATAATTTAATTAGTAAAAAATATTTTGTGGATAATAGTTGGGAGTTGGACCCAGTATTTGTTGAACAATTCAGAAGTACTACCCTTAAAAACATTAAAGATAAGTTGGCAACAATCCCTAATCCTAAAGGTCTTTTAAATGGGTTAACCATCAATACATCTTGTTCAACCTTACCTAATGGTAAATCACCTGATGGTAAGGTTTACTCATTTGCTGACTTATCAAAATTAAGAAATCAGTCGGCTAAAGAGTTCGTTGTTAAAGAATTAGAATCAATTGGTGTTACGATATCGCCAAGATTAAACTATGTTAATGAATGGAAAGGTAATCTTACGGGTAATTATTTGGGAGCATCAAGTAAGACTGGTGACATTTGGGGTCAACCTGGAGCGTCAAAAGATAAAAAAGTTTACGAATTAGATAAATATTTAAAAATTGCGTTAGATTTAGTAATTTCAGGTAAGGACAAATACCCTGTTGACCCAAGTAAGACTTCGGGAATAACAACAACCACTACTTTAACAGATTATGATTATACCGCAGCTTTTGGTGTTCCTGATATTCCATATAAAATACCTGGAATAGACCTTGCTTGGAAGTGGGACTCAAGTACAAAAAGTAAATGTAGAACAAAGAATTCACAAATGAAATGTGAGACTTGGGGTGAAGGCCCTAAAAGTTGGGCAGACCCTTATTTCTTTACTCCGTGGAAAAAATAAAGTGAAAAAAGGGAGTGTTTATACTCCCTTTTTTTATATACCACGAATTACAATGTGAACGGTTGAATTTTCAACTGTAAAACCAAATCCAAATTGTTTGTATTCATCGTCAAGTAAAATATCCATATGTGCATTAGATGATACAAAGGTATCGAAAATACATTCAGCCACTAATTTATTAAAATCCCCATCAGTTTTTTTGATTAATGTAAATGTGATGATAGGTAATTTACAAATACATTCACCACCTTTAGTTATCTTATCGTGACAGTATTTTTTCACTAATTTTTTAGAGTATTTTTGAGACTCAATAGTTAATTGACCGTTTTCAACAACAGAACATACCCCGTAATCATTTCTGAATTCATTAAATGATTCTAACAAATATGATTTGATTTTGTTAGTGTCGATTTGTGAGTTAACATAATTTATGTAGTCGTATCTAAAATAAACAGAACCATCAATTGGTTGAACCAATGCCTCTTTGTTGTTGTAATCAAATAACCACACTTTAGAGTATAATTTGTAACCACTTTGAGAGTTAACGTTGAATGTCATTAAGATTACTAATATTGTTACTAAAGTTTTCATATCTGTTATTTTAATGGGTTGTTGTATATATTCAAATATATGAAATTATTTGGATTCACCAATTGATTTACTTGATATTTATTAATAAACTTTTAGAATGAGAAATTTATTAGCCGAACATATTAGTAAGATTCAATCTATAATGGGTATTCAGGATGAATTATTAGTTGAAGCGTCAAAATTAAAAATATTAACAGATAAAGAAGGGTTAGACCAAGACCAAGCTGAATTACTTGAAGAATTATGTGGACCATTATCTGTTTGGATGTTAGATAAAATTAAGGGTTGGCAAAAAGATGTTTTAAAAAGTTGGGATAATAAGACTGAATACTCTGATAGTACGATTATTGGTAAGATTAATGATAATGGTTTGACTAGTCGACTTAGACAACAAATTATTGGTGTTATGGATTGGGTTAGAATTGGGTTGAATGGTAATGTAAAACCATTTAAAAATTTATCTTTAACGGAGTTGATGACAAAATCAAAGGAATGGCACGATTCGTTAAATATTGGTGAAGCGGATATCAATTATGACGAAAAAAATGAAATTATAAAAGATTTCCGTGATGAAAATGGTAATGGTTTTTATTGGGCTGACTTGAACACTAAAAATTCTAGAGAAGAAAGTGCTAGAATGGGTCATTGTGGTGAATCAAAATATGGGTATATCTATTCATTGAGAGAAACTAGACAACTTAATGATAAGTACAAAATTAATCAGAGTCATTTAACTACCGCAATCGGACACGATGGTATTATGTACCAATTAAAAGGTCCTAAGAACTCAAAACCAAAAGAAGAATACCATAATTATATTCTACCGTTGTTTTATGTACTTGGCGGTGAAGGTGAAGAGGATGATTATTTAGTTAAAGGATTTGGAACCGAATACGCATCACAACAGGATTTCAAATTAAGTGATTTACCTGATGATGTTATTAGAGATTTGTATCGGAATAGACCTGAATTATTTTCAGGGCGTGTGATGCAAAGAAAATTAGTTGATATGGGTATAATTGAAAGTGAAAAAATTGATTATAATATAACACTTAAATTAGACCCTGATGATGTTGGTAGATATGTTGATGGTGATTATGTTTATAGAAGATATAAGAAAAAAGTAACAACACCTGCTGGTGCTGAATACGATAAGACGGTTGAGGTAACAATGTTTGAATTAATATTGGCGGGTGATACGTATGAATTTTGGGACCACGATGGTTCTGATTGGTCTTCGGCTTTAAATTATTATGTTGACGATAAGAATCAAACTGAAATACGTACTATATTAAGGTCTCTAGCTGAACGTGATGATGAATTCATTGAAGAAGACTTTAACGAAAAAAATCTTGAAGAATTAATTGAAGAATATGATGATAATTATGACATCAGAAGTGCTATTGGTAATGCTCAAAGTAATGCTGAAGCTGATGATTATGGTAATTATTTATATAGATTATTAAAAGACGCATTAGAAGAATATGGTACTGTTTCAAATATGAACGATGAAGGGGTTACATTACAAGTTGATGTCTCAAAATATATTGATGAGGTTGGTGAAACTCAATTTGATGAATTTTTAGAAAGTTGTGATGATGATATTAAATGTGCTTTTTATGAAATTGTGACCGAAGAGTATATTGAAAAACCAAGATGGAACCCTGATGATAGATGGTATCCTGATGTTAATGAAGGGTACTTTAATGAAATGTTATCCGACTATCTCGATGACGCTCGAAGTAGTTACGGAATTAAATAATTTAAACCCCCAGGTAAAATTGGGGGTTTTTTATTTGGTGGTTGTTTGAATTTATAGTATATTCGTTAAAAATGTAACGGATATGAGAAAAGTGGTTTTATTAGGGTTGTTAGTTTTGGGGATGGTATCTTGTAAAAAAGAAGATAAAGTATTAATGAAGTATGCCTACATCACTCAGGACAACGTAGACTACAAAAACGAGAAAGGTTACGGTGTTATAACAACACACTTATGTCCGGTAGACAAGTCAGTATCTTCTGTTGATATTGAGAACGAGAGAAACAACCAAAAATTCTTAACTGAATCTAAAGGTAAAGAAGTATTGGTTGACACCTTGGTTGATATTAATTCTGATGTTACCAAAATTTTATTCAATAAATTAAAATAGTTTTATTATATTTGTAAAAACGATAAGAGTTATGGAAAGATTTTCAATGAGAGAAGTGTTAAAAGAGAAATTCGGAGAACCTGAAAAAAACGTTAAAACTGCGAAGACTACAAAGACTGCGGAAAAGAAAGGTGGTAAGTACGTGACTAAGATTGTTGATGGTGTTAAATATATGGTTTTAAAATAAGAGATATGAATATAGTTGGTAAAACAGTAATGGTTGATATTGAGAACGATATCACATTAGAGAACGGGGCAATAACAATGACTGTTATACATCAAGCGTACATTGGTCAAAGTCACGTTGATATTGAGTTAGCTGATTATTCTAATGTTTTATTCTTAGGTAAAGAAATTAACGTTTCTAAGTTAAGAGAGACCTTGAAAAATATTGATATCGACTTAGATTCATTAGTTGGTAATAAATGTGAAGAAATATTCACTGAAGAAAATATCGAATATTTACAATCGTTATATACAAAATAAGGTATGCAAAACAGGGCTAAAACGGGTGTTGAATTTGAGAACTCAGTTCAAGTTGATGGTTGGGTTAAAAAAACCAAATCACCAAGAATGAAGTGGGGTGGTAAAGGTAGTTCTGTGTTCGACAAGATTAAGTCTGTTGATTACGACCCAACCCGTTTTATCTTGGATGAGACGGTAGATATAAATAAATATGACATCTACCATCCCGAAACAAAAAGATACCGTGAGGTGAAGAAATATAACAAAGACGCTTTTAATGGTTGGGTGTTATATTCTGAACCATACTTTAAAATGGCGTTAAAACATTTTTTACATAAAATAAATGTTGAAGATTATAATAACTTTGTTGAGAAGTTTTATAATCATAATCTTAACACCGGATTATTCGATAGAGTAATCAAATTGATGAATGAAAAAAGTGAGGGGGTTCGTGTGGTTGACGGGTTCATTCCCAAGGAAGAGTTGGAGTTTAGAACAATTATTGATAGAAATAGTTGGTTGGGATATAATAGAATAACAATTCAAGTAAAAAGAAAGTAATATGACATTTAAGAATTTTTTTAAGATATTAGATTGTTACAAGAGAGGGTCTGAAATGATATCGGACCTTCACGATTTAGGGTTTGATTTGATGGAGGGTAGATATCAATTATCTGATATTTTACACGAACAACTACAAAACTCAATACGTTTTGTCTATGGTGATGAAGGGTTGGATTGGGTGGAATGGTTCATCTTCGAAAATGGTTATGGTGATAATAAAATGGGGGCGAATGATGAAAATGGTAAATTAATTTGTCAAACATATGAAGAATTGTTTCAATATTTAGAAAAAAATCATAAGTTATGTATACATTAAAAAGAAGTGATGGTTTAGTAAAAACGTCTCAGGATGTTAGGTGGATTGAATTCGATGAAAATGGTAGAGGTAAAGAATTACACAAAACACCAAAGGTTGGGTTGAGTTTAATTATGCACCCATTTAATATATTCTTCACCTGGCAAACAACACAAATTACAGAACTATTGGAAAGTTCAGAAAATTATATTAAATTTAGGACTAAGAATAGTGATTACGAATTAATAAAAGAAGAAGATGACCTCGATAAGTAAAGACGCTTGGATGAAAAATTGGGATAATAAACCAATCGACATTAAATTTGATACCAAAATCAAAAGTTATAATGACTATCTTAAAGATAACTTTTTCTATAAGTTTGGTCAGTTATTTGGAACTTTGGTTGGTACTGAATTTATGTGTTATGATGGTGATGAATTAGTCACTAAAACAATAAAAGAAATTCACTTTAATTTTGATACCGTAAACGATGAGGAACGTAAAAAATATGTTGACGATAAAAACAGATTTGTCGGTATGCACGAATTACCTATGGGGAATGATTATACAGGTTATAAATTAATTGTTTTAGTTATAAGCGACGACGATAAAGAGTATAACTTCAATGAGATATATTTAAAACCTGAAAAATGAGAAAAGTTAAAATACCGATTAAGGTGGCAATAACTATCTTTCCTGAAATGTATGACTTGGGGAATATGCCTCGTAAGAAAAAAAAGAAGATGAAGAAAGAATTTTCAAAAGTCTTCACTAAAAAATTTAATGAGTGGCTAGAAAATGGAAAAGGAGAAATCTGAAGAAGAATTAATAATGGACCGTCTTATTGAAGACGCTAAAAATTACACATCAGGCTTTGAGGCGGCGTTGGACCATATCAATATGGGTTACGTTCACTTATTCAAACAATTGGATGGTATTGATAATAATGATTTATTATCCGATATGAGAAACATATCAGAAAAATTAACAAAATTAATAATAGAAGACACAGATGAAGGATTTAATGTTTAACTTTGGGGTTATAATACTGGCAATTACTTATTGTTTGTTTATCCATACGGTGGTTAAGTTACCTAATACTGAGGGTAGAAAGAAAATGATTAATACTTTATTTACAATGTTGTTAATCGAAATGGTTCTTATGTCTATCACTCAAATATGAAGTACATAGTCAACACGAAGGAAAAACAGATTATAATAATTGAGGGTTTTACTAAAGACCTGAAGAGTATCAAAGAAATATTCAAGGGGTATCAAATTATTTTTCAACCAATTAAAGACGAGAAGGATGGCAGCAATAACGATGGAAACAATAAAGATAGGGAGAGTAACCTATGAGGTTAAAAGTGGTGATTACATTTTAGATAATGGGTCTTGTTATCAATTTATTGCTGGTGATGGTCGAGTATTAAAACACAAAGATTTTACCGCATATACTTCTTTGGTAATGCCAAAGACATTAGTTAAGACAATTCCATTCATTAGAATGACTAAAGTTAATTCTAAGTTAAGTGGTATTGATTGTGTGAAATGGTATTTCTAAATAAAAGGGTTACCACTTTTTATTAGGTCGTTAAACACGTCCTCAATACGTTTACATTCTTGGGTGAAATTAGATGCAATCTCAGAGGGTAATTCAAACCATTCGGTTCCACCCTCTTGACCATATATGAAATATTCACGTTTCATCCAAGATTCAATCTTGTGGTAATGTTCCGACTTATATGTCCGAATTAAAACTAGTTCGTGGGGGTTTGAAGTTTGATGGGTTTTTAATCGTAGTTTAGGGTCATTCTTTGTGATACCCAATTTGTATCGCTCAGGTGTTGAACCCCACTCAACAATTAAATATACATATCCGTATGTCATCTTTGTTAAGATAAATAATATTGAAAAAAAGTAAAACTATGGGAAATTTATTTGTGGCATATAAACAAGCCTTTGATTTGAAGGAATTGGGGTTTGATGTGCCTTGTTTTAGTTATATCTATAATGGTGATACCGGTAATAATGTTGACCATTATGTTGAGGTTGTACCATCTAAATCACAGAATTATAATACTGATTTATTGTGTATATCAACACCACTTAAATCACAGGTTTTTCAATGGTTTAGAGATACTCATAAGATATTCCCTGAGATATTAACTGATTGTACGACAGAACCTAAATTCTGTTATACCTACACACGTTTTTTTGGCAATCCAAATGATTTGGCTTCAGAAGAATGGGGGTGGGAAAATACTATTGGACAATATTCTTTATTGTATAGAACATATCCTGAAGCTGAATCTGAATGTATTGATAAATTAATTGAAATTATTAGGTCAGAACAAAAATAAATTACTATATTTGTTGAAAGGAAATCTGAGAGCGTAATGAGGAGCGGTTCCAAATCCTGTAAAGGTTGACTTAGTGTGGGTTCGATTCCCACCTCAGATTCTAAAAGTTCTTTTAAATGTATTAAATAGTCAGGTGGCGGAATTGGTTAGACGCTACAGTGGGGTGATACCACTCTTTTAAAAACAACGTAAGTCCCTATGGTGAGGTACAAGTCATAGGGTGTAGGTTCGAGTCCTACCCTGGCTACTGACAATAACAACTCTGGGGTCAGGGTTTTGTTGGCACTGAAAGGTGTGTGTTTTCAACGGTTCGAGTCCGAGTCAGGTGGCGGAATGGAGTGGGGTGTCCTCGCTCGTCGGTAGACGCACATATCCATACAGGGATGATGCAGTACTGTATTACTGTGTCTTACAAGTTCGAATCTTGTCCTGACTACAAAAAATAACGAAGGTATTGTTTAATTAAATAAAAAAACATATCTTTGAAATCTGAATATAGTCAGGTGGCGGAATTGGATAGACGCTAAAATAATGAGTGGATAGCGTGCCATTGGGGAAGAGCCAAGAAAGTTACGTGTACAAGTTCGAATCTTGTCTTGACTACTAACTTAAAATAAAAATAAAAATTATGAAAAAATTTGAAGATTTAGAGTTTGAAAAAATTGAAGACGCCACCAATCTAATTGGTGTGAAGTGTCGAATGGTGTTTGAAAATGGATACGGGGTATCTGTTGTTTCTCATACACATTCATATGGTGGAACAAAAGGTTTATTTGAGGTTGCCGTTTTGGGTAAAGATGGTGAATTAACTTATGATACTTCAGTGACAAATGATGTTATTGGGTATTTGGAGACTGAGGGTGTTACAGAAATTATGGAACAAGTTCAAGAGTTAAAATAACATTAGTCAGGTGGCGAAATTGGTTGACGCTACATTGTATGTAAGTAGAGGGGACATAAATGCTTCACATACAATATATCCCATACAGGTTCGAATCCTGTCCTGACTACTAGACAATAAAACTTTGGGGTCAGGGTTTGTTGAGTACCGTTATGAAGAAACTCAACACTATAATGAATTTGGGTAACGATTTAGATACAAGAATTCATTTAGTTAAGCGGAGTGGTGTATATGGTTAACATATTGGAGGTTAGTATCCGATGAAATAGGTTCAAGTCCTATCCCGCAACAATATCCCAAAGATGGGAAAAGTTTATTTAAATATTTTTAGTGAATAAGTGTGGACATCAACTGAAGAGACTGATGTGTAAGGTTTATCATTTGGTCCTAACATAAAAGAACCACCTGACCACTCAACAAAAACTTGAAATTGTTTAGGTAGTAATACATACACATCATTAATAAAACTTTCGATTTCTCTACGATTTTTTAAAGAAATCTTTTCAATATCTTCGTGATTTTCAAGGTAAAATGTGCCGCCACCTGAGTCGCTTCTACCTTGTTCTAAATCATCAACCCAATAATGTTTAATTGGTCCATTATAATATTTTGATAATTTATTCATATCAACAATTAAATTAATGAACATTTGTGTTTGGTATTTATCAAATACCTCACTTTTTTCCCAACCAATGATAAAGGGGAATTTTTTTCGAATCCCTCTAACGACCATATCAAGACCTTTAATTTGGTTTGGGTTTAATGGTGCCCTAGTTGCTTTTGTCTCAGAACTTGTACTCATAAATCAAATATAAATATAAATATCGTATTGTTTTATAATCTCAAATGTTTTATATTTGTTCTATGGAAAATTATTATTTATCGGATGAGCAAATGTCAGAATACTTAAACTCAATTGGTGGGTTGTGTAATGGGTATTTTACGGATAAAGGACCTATAGTTGACCCAGGTTTCTTTTGTGTTGGTAATGGGTGGTTTGGATTGATTAAGTCATTAATAAATGATTTAACTGAATTAGGTTGGAATAAAGAAACCACTCAAGTTAAAGAGAAATTTGGTGGGTTAAGATTTTATATTAATGCCGGTAGTGATGAAATTCATCAACGAATATTACAGGCAGAAAAAGAAAGTTATAAAGTTTGTGAAAAATGTGGGGCGGATGGTGAGTTAAGAAAAGACATTGGATGGTATTTTACATTATGTGACACCCACCATAAGTTAACTAAGAATAGTAAAACAAAAGTGAGTTTCGATTATGACGGAACTTTGGCATTACCCTCAGTTGAGGAATTTGCTAAAGAATTAGTTGACGAAGGATATGAAGTTTGGGTTGTTACCTCAAGAGTTAGTGAAGAAGATTCTGTACTCCATCCTTGGGGAGGAACTGATAGGAATAAAGATTTGTTTGAGAGTTGTGAGAGAATTGGGATTCCAAAGAGTAGAGTTAAGTTTACAGCATTTGCTGATAAGATTGAATTCTTAGCGGGTATGGGGTTCGCCTTTCACTTGGATGATGATTTATATGAGTTGACGGCAATTATGGAATCAAAAGATGGTTGTATGCCGTTGAATGTTGGTCATTCAGATTGGAGAATAAATTGTTTAGAAGAGTTAAAAAAATAAAATATGGCAAAAGAAAGAAGAAGAGCGGTACATTGTGATTTAGTGGACGCAAGTAAAACAAGTCCGGGTTATTACAAATACCTATTCACTATTCGTGAAAAAGATGGGTCAGAACATAAAGTTCCGGCTTACGGAAAAGATATGGAAGATGCTTTGGAAAGATTAGTTTGGACCGAAAGAGTTGACAAAGTGAATGATAATACTGTTACAGTTATTATCTTATCATTATTCCTATGCTCAATTGTTATTGGGGGAATATTATCAGCAATGAATAACACACCGATATGGATTATTGGGTCGTTAGGGTTCTCAACAATCTTTGGGTTTATTATATACCAAGTGGATAAATATTTTAACAAAGGTAAGTAATGAATTTTTGGGAGATAAAAAACGGAATACCTGTATCCAAAGGGCCTAAATCAGGTAGTGTTGATTTGGGGGAATACATTATTCGATGGGAGTATAATGGTGAGGGTCAAATCACCCTTACATTGAATAATGAAAACGATAAACTCATCCAAAGTATTGAACATACGAAATCAAAGTTTTAATGAATGATAAGTTGTATAAAAAGTTAAGTGAGGATTTTATCAAACGAGGTGAAATCCTACTTAACGATTGTGAAGTCATTGAAGATGAAAACAATATATTATACGTCATTAAAAAAAAAGATAACAATTGGTTCTTTTCTTTAGGGTTGGATAGATTGTATGTTGGGTTTAATTATTGGTATTTTAGACCGTCAATACAATTATATGGGTTCGATGGTGAACAAACTAATGAGGTTTTATTAACTATACTTAAAATTAAACTAAAGAAGTATGTAACAAATGAGACTATGGATATTATTAAATCGCTAGTTGAATGGGATTTACAACCATCATTTACGGAATATGAATACATTGATAAAATATTGAAAAAAAATAGTAATGATTGAAAAAATAATAGATAACTTTGAAGGAGAAACCTTTTTAAGAGCTGATGGGTTTGATGATGCCATAATTGGTGTCGATGAAAGTACGATGAGGTTAATATACTCAGTTAGTAAATCAATTGAGATACTAATGAAAGACAATATGTCATATGAAGATGCTATAGATTATTTCTATTTTAATGTTAGTGGTTCGTATGTTGGAGAAAAAACACCAATATGGTGTTATGATAAAAGTTTAATTGAAAATAAGTAAAAAATGCTAGTATTAGATTTAAGACAAGACACTGACAATTTGTCAGGTAGATTAAGGTATAAAGTTAGTCAGTTCCCTGACGGACAACAATCCATTGATATTATAGCACAGGACCCAACTGATTTTTATGACGTGTCGAAGTTTTTTAAAGATGGCGTTGAGATTAGAAGTCGAATGAATTCCTTCAAAGATGTTGAGTTAATTGTTTGCGCTAATCAAGCATTGAAAAACTTGGGTGTTAAAAAAATTGAACTCTATGTTCCTTATTTCTTAGGGGCAAGAAGTGACCGTAAGTTTTCGATTGGTAGTGTGAATTATATTAAAGATGTAATTGCCCCAATCATTAACCTACAAGGGTTTGACAAGGTAACTGTTGTTGACCCCCATTCAGATGTGTTGGAGGCTTGTCTTCAAAACTTCAGTAAATCAGGTAACATTGACTTGGTTAGGAGTTCGTTACAAAAATATTGGATGATGACAGGTCAAATCATTAGTGATATGTCTAAGGTTGTTTATGTCTCACCTGACGCCGGAGCGTTGAAGAAAGTTTATTCAGTTAACGACTCATTCAAATCTAATCAGGATGTTTTGGTATGTTCAAAATACCGAGACATTGATGGTAAACTATCTAAAACACTTGTCCCATTAACTGATGATGTGTTGGATAAAGATTTATTCATTGTTGATGATATCTGTGATGGTGGAGGGACATTCCTTAATATTGCGAAAGCGATAAAAGAAAATGAAAACTTCACGGGTAAAATTTACTTAATTGTTAGTCACGGGATTTTCTCAAGAGGGTTTGATGATTTGAAAAATTCATTCGAACACATATTCACAACTAACTCAATTAGTAATGAAGAAGTAGAAAATTTTGTCACAAGATTAGATGTATTCAAATAATTTAATTAATATTGTATTATGAAAGAAGTAAAAACATTTGAGCTAGTTCACGGGAGTGATAAAGCCGCTACAGTAAACAAAATTAGTGAAATGTTAGAGTCCTTTGGACTTACAATCCATACCCTTGAAATTGGGGATGAGAAAACAACCTATTCAATTGAAGTATTACAATAAACCAAAAAATAAATAATTTATGATTAACGCGTTTTTATTAACGGATGGTTACAAAACAGGCCATCACCAACAATACCCTAAAGGAACAACGTTAGTGTATTCTAACTTCACACCAAGAAGTGACAAATATGCACCGAAAGGATGTGAACAATTAGTTTCATTTGGACAACAAATGATGGTGAAAAACATTCACTCTTTCTTTCAAGAAGGATTCTTCAATCAACCGAAAGAAACGGTTTGTCGTGAAATCAAAAATGAGTTAACGTTGTACTTAGGAACTGAGTATGATACAACACACATTGAGAAATTACACGACTTGGGTTATCTACCAATCACAGTTAAAGCAATCACGGAAGGGACATTAGTTCCAATCAAAGTTCCTGTATTGACAGTGTATAATACATTACCTGACTTCTATTGGTTACCTAACTTCTTAGAGACTATTATCTCAAACTTGTTATGGAAACCTATGACATCGGCAACAATCGCTTACACATACAAAAAAGTGTTAACGAAGTGGGCTGAGAAAACGGACAAAAATAATGTTGGGTTTGTATTGTGGCAAGGTCACGACTTCTCAATGAGAGGATTGGATTCTCCTGACGCAACAATAACATCGGGGTTAGGTCACTTGACATCATTCAATGGGACTGACTCATTACCAGCAATCTACGGAGCGAGACGTTTCTACAATGAAACAGGGTTCGTTGGAGGTTCAGTACCGGCAACAGAACACTCAGTGATGTGTGCGGGTGGTAAAGAAGATGAAATTGATACATTCCGAAGATTGTTGGAGACGTATCCAAAAGGAATCTTATCAGTAGTATCTGATACTTGGGACTTATGGAAAGTATGTGCCGAACACTTAGTAACATTGAAAGATGAAATCTTAGCTCGTGATGGTAAATTAGTTATTCGTCCTGACTCAGGAAATCCTGTCGATATTCTTTGTGGTAAAAGATGGAATGATGAACAAAATCCATATGATGAAAATGCTGATGCAATAGAGAAAGGTGTTATCGAATTACTTTGGGATGTATTTGGAGGAACTGTTAACGAACAAGGTTACAAAGTTCTTGACCCCCACATCGGAGCAATCTATGGTGACTCAATCACTATTGATAGAGCTGATGAAATCTGTTCAAGATTGGAGGTAAAAGGGTTCGCATCTACAAACGTGGTATTAGGTATCGGTTCATTCACATACCAATACAATACGAGAGACACATTTGGTTTCGCAATGAAAGCGACATATGTTGAGGTAAATGGTGAAGGAAGAGAAATCTTCAAGGACCCAATCACTGACGACGGAACTAAGAAATCTGCAACAGGATTGTTATGTGTGACTGACGCATTCGGTGAGTATCAATTAACTGACAAAGTTAGTTGGGACACAGAAAAACGTGGTGAGTTGAAAACTATCTACAAAGATGGTGAATTCTACAACGAAACTACTTTAACTGATATCCGTGAACGTCTAACACAATTGGCATCACAAACGGTTTAACCTAACACCTAACAAACTAAACCCCCTGTCTTAATTGATTGGGGGTTTTTTGTTTGCATAAAAGTAGCGTTATAATAACACCGGTAATTACACTTAAAAGATAATTATAGGTATGAAATTACATCAGTTATTAACCATTGTAATCCCTTGTAAAAATGAGGGTAAAATTATTGACACCACGTTAAATTTATTGAATCACCAAGAAAATATAGATTACGTTAAAGTAATTGTTTGTGATTCGTCGGATGATTATATTACCAAAGATTTATTAAAAAACAGAGTTAATGACAAGTTCAATTTAGTTATTGCTAATGGTGGTTTACCATCAATTGCTAGAAACTCAGGGTTTGGTTTTTGTGATACACCTTATGTTTTGTTTATGGATGCCGATATATTCATATTGGATTATAATTTATTAACGGATTGTTTAATTGAGATTCAAGGGTTTGAATTGGAATTGGTTACTTGTAAGTTCAGGAGTACGACCGGAGAATACAACGGGGTGTTTAGAATTTTTGATACAATACAAAAAATGTCAAAACCATTAACCCCATTTGCTTTAGGTGGGTTTATGTTATTGGACTCAAAAAAATTCGTCGAGATTGGTAAGTTTAATGAAAAAGTTAAAGTTGCTGAAGACTATCTATTATCAAAAAAAATCAGTTCACACAAGTTTAAAGTTTATAATTCAACGGTGTTTACCACACCTAGAAGATTTAAGTCGAAAGGCTTGTACTATATGTTGAAATTAATGATAAATTCTATAATTCATAGAGATAATGAAGATTATTTTGAGAATGACAAAAACTATTGGAAATGAAGTTTAGAACAATAATTATGAGTGATTTACATTTAGGTGCAAGACAATCACAAACCGATAAAATTCTGAAATTTTTAGATGAAAACACTTCAGAAAAAATAATATTGAATGGTGACATTATTGACGGTTGGGCTTTAAAAAGTAAAGGTAAGTGGACAGTTGAATGTAATAAAATCCTTAGACGATTTATGAAGATGTCCGAGAAGGGTGTTGACGTTGTTTGGGTCCGAGGTAATCACGATGACTTTTTAAAAGGGTTCATTCCGTTCACAATTAACAACATTGAGATAGTTAGAACACACGTTCATTACGGACTTGATGGTAGAAGATATTTTTGTTTCCACGGGGATGTTTTAGATTTTGTGATTATGAAGATGAGGTGGTTGGCAGTTGTTGGGGGTTATTCCTACGACATTGTTATTAAGTTCAATACTTGGTATAATAAAATACGAAAAATGTTAAACTTACCTCACCATTCATTAGCTAATGTAATTAAACAATCGGTTAAAGGGGTTATAAATTTCGTATCAGATTTTGAAACTAACGCTAAGAACTTAGCAACACAGAAAGGGTATGATGTTGCCGTTTGTGGTCACATTCATCTACCTAAAATTGAGGAAAACTATATGAATTCAGGTGATTTCTGTGAAAATACAACTTGTCTTGTTGAGGATATGTTTGGTAATTGGTCTATAATTACCGTATAATAATAATCCAATATTAATTTTAACCCCCTGTCTTAATTGATTGGGGGTTTTTTGTTGGACAAATTAATTTATTCTTGTTATCTTTAAATAAAAAATATGGTAAGAAAAGTTTTTAAACACGACGTTAGTACATTAATAGTTGGGATGACATTTGATGATGCAAAACATTATTGTTTATCCGAAAATTATGTGTTAACTGATGTTAATAACCCAACGGAATTAACTGAAACTTATCTGATAACTGTAGTTGAATATGATGAGAACGGTAGAATATTAACTTCAAAGTACGGAAAATGAGTATTGCAATTTATGTCGATTTAGATGAGGTTTATGGCCAAATGGATTCTTGGGATAAGAATAGTATGTTGGACTATTTACGTGATGATGGTTACTTAACTGATGAACCGTCAGGTATTAATGATGGGGTTTCTATCGTAATACCAAGTGACTCATCAATGGGTCAAGAAGACCATTTAAGGTTGGTTTCAAAATTAGGTGGGTTATATTTCCGTATTAGTAATGAAGATATGGATATAATTCGTAATATTGTAAAAAAGTATTAGACCTATGAAACCAAAGAAATTTGAATTTAATGTAAAAGACCGTAAGTCAATCAATGCGAAATTAAATGACTTCTGTTATTTAAATAAACCTGATTCATTTATTGAAATAACTGAATGGGCGAATGGTGATGGTTTTGATATTACAATAAATGATAAGATAACATCATTCACTAGAGGTGAATTGGATGCTATTAAAATGTTAGTTAAAAAAATAGATAAATTATGAGAAAAACATTATTAGGGTTGGTTTTAGGTCTTGGGTTATTTTCCTGTACTGAAAACTCAAGAGTTAAAAATTTTGGTGGTGAAGGTGATTTACATTTACCTTCTGGTAATAAATTAGTTAATATCACTTGGAAGGAGAACCAAATTTGGTATTTAACAAGGCCAATGACATCAACAGATGAAGCGGTTACTTATACATTCAAAGAAGAATCTTCATTTGGGGTAATACAAGGAACGTTTTTTATTCACGAACATAAATAAATGTTATGAAATTCGATTTAAGTGAAGAACAAATCCAAAAATTGGATGAGTGGAAGAAAGCAATTAAGATTGTTTATGGTGAGTATGGGTTATTCACGTATAGTTTCTCACCAACGGGTATTGGGACAAGTGTTGAAGTGTTTAGCGATATTGCTAAGACTTCAATTGATTTAACGGAATTTGATAAATGGTAAAAATATGAAAAAAATAATCTTAATACCCTTTTTATTTTATGGGTACGCAATTGTTGCTTGGATAGTGAACATTGTAAAATTGTTAAACTGTGATTTCGCAGGTCCTGTGTGGAAAGAAGAAATAATCCACGGTGTTGGTTTAATACCTGGCGTATCAATGATTACTTGTTGGTTTTAAATTATGAAGATTATGCTAAATGAAAAAGTAATGAAATATGTTGACCGTTTGGAAACCGAATGGGAACAACACGGGAAAATTATAATTGGGGTTGATTTTGATGATACTATCTCTCCTTGGAGAATGGATGATTTTGATTTCGACACCGTTATTAAAACCCTCAAGACGGCAAAAGAAACGGGTGCTTACATCGTTATCTTCACCGCTTGTAAACCTGAGAGATATCCTGAAATTACGACTTATTGTGAATCAAAAGGTCTTGAGATTGATAGGATAAATGAAACACCGATTGATGTTGGTTTTGGTAATCACGCTAAGATTTATGCTAACATCTTTATTGATGATAGAGCGGGTCTACACGAAGCGTTGGATATATTAACATTAGCAATGTACAGAGTAAGAGGTAAAAAAGCCTCAAAATTTAATGATTCTTGGAGATAAATGACTGAAATATTAAAAGCTTGGGTTGACACATTATATCTACCATTTAAGTATATGGTGAAAATGTTATCAACACCCACATTTTGGGGTTATATATTCACAATATTATTACCTATGATTTTATTTTATGGTGTGTGTTACCTATGTTTAATTATTGGGACATTTGTTTTATGGAAATTACCCGAAAGTTTCCCTATTCCATTTTATAATCCTATTCTTGGTTTGATTGGTGATAGGGTTGCGTTAGTTGTTGGGGTTTATTTAATTATTCATTCAGAATTAGGTCACGATTAAAAAATAACATTATGGGAAAGAGAAGTATTTGGAAAGAATTAAAGTTACGCATTGGTGCGGTGGCTTTCGGTATATTCATTTGGTCTATGGAAATGACAGATGAAGAATATTTTGATGCGATTTACGAACAAGAAAAACGTTTGAAAAATAATGGTGAAGTAAATAACGATTCAAATTGATAAGTTATGAAGGATAATATAGGAAAAGAAATCACCCAAGAGGAGATTAATGAAATTGAAAGATTAACAGGAGGTAAAATTGGGACACATACATTTGGACCAAATAATGAACACTCATTAGAAAATTCACTATTATCCCCCGACGGAACATATGTTGGTAGTATTAAAGAGGCAAGATGGTATGTGAGTAATCAGATGATGATTGATGAACAATATCCCCACGGAGTTGCTGCAGTTATCACACCTGAGACATATGGGACCGATAATCCTGTTATTGAAGGTATGTGTGGTTATACTCACAGAGGGGCACAATTATTTAGGATTGGTGATAGATTATTTGATGGTAAATATAAACCAACAAAAGATGATTACCCTGAAGATGAATGGAATTTATATGAACAAAGTTTCAAAGAATTATATGATGGTGAAGATGAGTTAGGTAAACGATGGATGGACGCTGATGGGATATCATATGTAATACCATTCAAGTTGAGAGGTTCAAAGATGATTGAAACAATGGAAGATGCTTTTGATGCCGCTAAAAATATGTCAGATTATTTGAGTTAAAATGAGTGATTGGAAAGACGAGATTGAATTACCATCCGACGAGGAGTATTCAAAGTTTATGGATAATGTTTATAATAAAAATAACAATATGATAACATCTAAATGTAATCAATGTAACACATATGGGACTTGTATGTGTAACTTTAATGATAATATGGTCCCATATAGTACTACGTGTTCCTGTAACCCATTAAATGGGGGTTCAGGTATTTGTGGTTGTGTGATGGCAAACACAATGGTTCCTAATCCAAAGAAATATGGTACACCTAAAATAAACACACCATATCAACCATTTATGACTCAAACAAAATTTAATAATAGTATGTCTACAAATGTAATTAAACCACCACAATCAATAAACCAATTTAAAGATACTGTTAGAGTGTTTTTGGGTGGGTCAATAGAAATGGGTGTTGCTGAAGATTGGCAAACAGAATTATCGGAAAGAGTTAATGAGGTTGTTGATAATTGGAAGGTAACATTTATTAATCCAAGACGAGAATCTTGGGATTCAAGTTGGGAACAATCAATTGAGAATCCCCAATTTTACCAACAAGTTAATTGGGAATTAAACGGTTTAGATAAGAGTGATATTATCGTTATGAATTTTTTACCTGACACTAAATCACCGATATCTTTATTGGAGTTGGGATTATATGCGTCAAGTGGTAAGATGTTGGTATGTTGTCCTGAAGGGTTTTGGAGAAAGGGTAATGTTGATATTGTTTGTGAGAAATATAATGTTAGGGTGTTTGACAATATCAAAGATTTAACCGATAATTTAATAAAAATTATTAGATATGACAAGTAGAGATTTTGCGTTTTGGTTGCAAGGGTTCTTTGAAGTGGCTAACCCAAGTACTATCGGTTCAAAAGAAACTGAAATGATTAAAAAACATTTGAATCTTGTATTCAAACACGAGATTGACCCAAGTATGGGGGATGAGAAACATCAACAAGTGTTAAATGAAATACATTCACCATCAGGTGGTAATATACATTACCCAAGTTTAAATCCTGATAAAGAGTTATTGAGATGCTAATACTTCAACTAATTGTATTATACTTTGGTTTACTATTGATTGATATCTTTTTTGATTTGGAATGGAAGATATTCTCATTTTGTTTAATGTTAATATCGGCAGTTATTTCAATATCATTATTCATTCATTATTTACCGATACCCGCAGTAATATGGATGGTTGTAAGTTTATTGGAGTTTAAATCATACATAAGTACTGAATAATAAATTATAACTAACAAAATAAAGACCTCAGCATAAAAATGTTGGGGTTTTGTTATATTTATTAATATGAAAATAATCATCAGTGAAAATAAAATTGAGAAACTGAACCAATTAATTAAAGATTTGGGGGTTAAACAAGCCGTTCAATTAATGGGTGGTATTAAAACCTTAGCAACAGTATTAGGGTATGATAGTGTACCAGGATATATCTATCAGTATTTAACTGAGAACAGTTATCCTGACTATAATTGGTATTCTCACGATGATTACAAACAGGTGGTTAAGGACTATGGTTCTACAGAATTTTTTGTGAATGATGTTGAGGGTTATTCATTTGATGATAGAGGTAGATTGGATATTAAACCTTGGTTATGGGATGAGTTGGAAGAACTGTTCGATGATTATGATTGGAAAAGTGTTTTTAAAAAATGGTTTGAAACCAATACAGGTCTTAAAGTTGGTTGGGTAGAATGAAAATAATAATCACCGAAGATAGGTTGGATAAACTGAAAGAGTTAATTAAAACTCAAGGGGTTAAAAAGACCGCTCAGTTAGCTGGTGGTTTTAAGACATTGGCCAAAGTATTAGGTTACGATAATGTTCCTGAATATATCTATCAATATTTAACTGAAAATTTTTATCCTGATTATAATTGGGAGAGTTCCGACTTTTATAGAGAACAGGTTGATAAATATGGTGACCACCAATTTTATATTAACGACAAGTTATCGTTTGATTATACTAAATATGAAAACGATTATAAAAAATTAGATATTTATCCTTGGTTATATGATGAATTGGAAGAAATGTTTGAAGTTGACGGTGAAGATATTTTTGGTTGGAAGGATATGATTAAAAAATGGTTTACCGATAATACAGGTCTTAAAGTTGATGGAATAATATGAAAATAATAATAACAGAAAACCATATTAAAAAAGGGATTTTTAGATATTGGGACAAACTTAAATCAAGTGGTAAAGAAATTACCGTTGAACCTGATTTATTTAAATTATTTAGATTACCATTATATGATGATTCATTATATGAATATCTGATTGAGTACAATGGTGGTATAGAAAATACTATTAATAAAACTAAAGAATTAATTTCTAAATTGCCAAACAACATTCCATTCAAATCTCAATTAGATGGTGAATTGTTTTTCGGGATTTGGGCTAGTGAAATGAATGATTGGAACGAACTTGAATTGTCAGTTGATGTTTCAGGTGAGTTATATAACGCCCAGTTTTGGGATGATGACTTAGAAGAATATACATATAGAGACTCAACACTATCTGAATTTTATTCGGAGTTAGATATGTCTGATGGTGCGGATATTCGGGATATGTTAGTTAACGATATTAAAGATTATCTAAAGGACAATATAACAAAATACACGGGTATTAAAATTGAAATTGAAGAATTTAATGTAGTTGAATAATGAAAATAATAATAACGGAAAGTAAAAAATTAGTTGCAATCAATTGGATTTGTGATAAGTTCAAAGAACATAATAGTGATTATGTGAATGACATTAAAGTTTTAGATAAAGGGTTTAACGATATCAATCAATATGGTGTTAAAGTTATTTTTTATAGTGGTCCTGATTCACCGTTTTGGCCACTCACTCAATCAAAACGTAATCAACAAGATGAAATTGTTAACCAATTGTGGGACGAGATTTATAATATGGTTAAAGAACCCGTCTCGGTCTATATTCAGAGATAATAAAAAACCCCCAACATAACATTGGGGGTTTTCTTTTTATAATTTGGCGATTTGTATATCGTTGAATTTGTAGAATGAAGTTCCCTCAGTTTCAAGGATATCAATTCGGTCTTTATATCTTTTATTCATAGTATCAACAACCTTATACACACCACTCTTTTTTCCGGCACCTTTTATCTCAACTAAGTCCCCGTAATCAAAATCACCTTTCCATCTTTTAAGTAGGTTTCTACTCATAGCAATCCATTTGTGTTCACTTGCTTTACGAGGGTTTATTTTAAACATTCCTGCGGTCACCAATGGGTCCTTATCACATTGATTAACAACAGGGTAATACATTGTTGCGGTAACGTGAAGTTTGACAATCTTACGTTTTTTAGGTTTAACCTTTACTTCAACAGGTTCTTTTACTTCACTGACCAATGGTATTTCATTCATTGTTTTTGCTAGGTCCATCATATACGTAACATATTTGTGGTAGAACATCCCTAATACAAAAATAAACGTGGCATTTCTCAATTCTTTAAGATTCATAATGTCGGTTTTAATTGGTTATGGATACGAAGATAGTTAATAAATCTAAACTTCAAGTATTGTGAAAAATGAAAAAAATGATTATGTTTGTTGAAATTAATATATGTGTTTATGAAAATTTTATTATTGAGTATTTGTTTGATGTTAACATCACTAGTGTTTGGACAATCAGAGGATAGCGTTGTTTATTATGAATTGTATTGGATTAAGACCGTAACCTTTAAAGATAATACTACGGAGAAAGTTAGGATTATTGAGTCGGACCCAAGTGATAGTTACCTTAAAAGGGAAAATATTACTAAACGGGACACTATGGGTGTTTTATCTTATATGGCGAGACAAGTTGTTGACTCATTAAATAAACTTAGAGTTAGTAAAGGGTTATCTATAATAACCAACGATGAGACGTACGCTGAAGATGAATACGGTTACGCTGAAGAAAGTATCTTTGATTTCTATGGTAGACGACAAACACCTTTGATGGTAACTGACTTTTATTATGATATGGGTGATTGTTCTTGTGTTGACCAAGTTATTTCCGAAATAACCTCACATAAAGATATTATGAAACGAGTATTATCTAAACGAAATAAAGTGATAAATGTTTGTATTCTTATTGATAAAAAGACAAATACATTTTACACTTATGTACAAGTAAAAAGGTTATTTACATTAAGTTATTATATAGGTGATTAGTATGAAGAAAAAGATTGTAGTGTTCACAGGTGCTGGTGTTTCGAAAGAGAGTGGTGTCTTGACGTTTAGAGATTCGGTTGACGGATTATGGGAGAATCATAACATTGATGATGTCTGTACACCTTCAGGTTGGAGGAAAGACCGTGAGAAAGTTTTGAACTTTTATAACGATAGACGTAAACAATTACCAACAGTTGAACCTAACTCAGCCCACACAGGTTTGGTTAAGTTAGAAGACAAATATGACGTAACAATAGTGACGCAAAATGTTGATGACCTACACGAAAGAGCGGGTTCATCTAAGATATTACATTTACACGGTGAGTTGACTAAAGCCCGAAGTACAATGTATAGTCATAAGACAAGTCCATTGGATAATATCTTGGATATTGGTTATAATGATATTAACATTGGGGATAAGTGTGAGATAACAGGTTCACAGTTGAGACCACACATTGTTTGGTTTGAAGAAATGCCATTCAACGTTGAGGAAAGTTATGAAGCAATGATTGAAGCTGATGTTTTAATCATTATTGGAACTAGTCTAATGATTGGTTATACTTTGAATTTATTATCGAGTGTTAGTGATGATTGTAAGATATATTACATTGACCCCCAACCTAGTAGATATTTGGACCACAGTGGTAAAGATATTACATACATTGAGAAACCTGCGACTGAAGGTGTTGAATTAATTTTAAATGAATTGTTATGACAAGAAATATACCTGATATGGGAAACCAATTATTGTTCTTTATGGATGGTAAAGACGGTAAAAAGGATGAAAGAACTCCTGAAAAATACGAAGAACATATGATTAATCTTGAAAAGAAGATTGAGAAAGATATGATTGAGGTTTTATTTAAAATGGGGATTAATGCTACGGTTAAAACTAATAGATATTCATTACCATATCAGTTTCAAATTAAAACAACACAAAATGGTGAGTCATATTTGAATGGGGCGTTTGAATCAATCAAATTATATCGTGCGGTGTTGAGTGAAATGGTGAAAATGGATGTGTATAAAGTTAGGTTTTACATATTTGCTGAGGTGGAAGATTCATTCCCGATGGGTAAAGTTAATTACTATTTTAATTATTATATTCACTAAAATAATTGATGGTTAAAAAATTGATTTTGAAAGTAGCGTTGTGGTTACATTATAGATTACCTAAACGTAAAAGAAAAAGTATATGGGAATTATGGGTAGTGTAGCAATAATTAAATCGAGATATGTTGAAAAACATAATGATGTCTTTATCCTTCACCTCGGATATAAACACTATGATTTAGGTGTCCAAATTCATAGTTGGGGTGTAAGATTTATGTTTATTTGGTGGCACGTTTGTATACATTTTAAATAATATGAAAAAGAATGAATTAATATACCTGGCATCACCATATAGTAATGGTGACCGTCAGACGAATTTTGAAATTATTACGGAAATTTCGGCTGACTTAATCTCATTAGGTTATTCACCAATTTCCCCAATTACTTATGGACATACACTCCTTCAGTTCAAAGATTTGAAAAATGATTGGGAATTTTGGGAAGAGTTTTGTAAGGTTCTATTAAGAAAAAGTGATTTATTACTTGTCTGTATGATGGACGGGTGGAACGATTCTGTTGGAGTACAGGAGGAAATTAAATTTGCTAGAGAGTTAGGCATTCCAATTGAATATTACAATGTAAGTCCAACATCATTAGAGAGTGATAGATGGTTTGAAATGGGATATCACGACCAATGTGAAGAATATCCATTACTTGACCAAGTTTGGGGTCAGGATAGTTACCCGATAGAGTTTAGGGTGGATTACCGACGTGGACAACGTTCTGCGTATGGTGATGGATTGGCAAATAAACCTGATTTTTTAACTGAAGAATAATGGAAAATTTCAAAGAAATATTAAAAGACCTTAGTGTTAGTTTGGATAAGGTCACCTATGAATATGGTGACTATTCTGACATTGGTAATGAGGTTGGTTTTGTATTGGGTAAAACTATAACAAAAGATGAGTTGGAAGATTTTTTTGCAGGATTAAGACACGGAATTTCTTTATCTGATGGTACTCATCCGTAATTTTTTAATATAATGAAAAAGAATAATATCATATCTGATTGGTTGGACAAACACGGTGACCCTGAGATTGACAAACAGGTTGAGATTGAACTTATGAATATAATGAGGAGACAACTCAAGACAGAACATACTCAGGAATTAAAAGACTACTTCAACGAACTACAAGAAAAATACAAAAAAGAGGATATGAATGATGAAAAACCTTTTATAGTTTATTTGGACATTGACGGTGTGTTGGTGTCCTATTTAAAATTAAGGGACTTTGATGATGATGGTAAACATTCATTCGTACCCAAAGCCGTCGAGACCTTAAACTCAATCATTTCAATGTTTGACGCTCACATATGTGTTGTTTCAACTTGGGGTAGAAGTTACAGAGATAGACCTGATGAATTTAAAGATTTTCTAATTAGTCGGGGGATTATTGTTAACGGTCTAACTATCGGTGATTGTGATGATAGAGCGGGATATGTTCTGAAGATGAAATCAGAGGGTTACAGACGATTTCTCATCATAGATGATGAAGTCTTAGAATATAACAAAAGAGTGTCTGAAATTGGATATAATCGTATTCTCTATTCGAATTCTTGGAGATGCCTTGATGAATATGATTTGATTGGTGTGTCACGTAACTTTAATAGAATAAATGGGTCCGAATATCCTGAGAAACTAATTAACTAGTGACATATTTATTTGTATGAATAAAAAAGAAACTTTACGTAAAAAAATTGATGAATTTGGTTTAGAACAAGTTGCTAAGATTTTACATATGTCAATAATTAAATTGGCTAAATATAGTGACTATCCTGTGGATAATATTGAGATAATTTATGATTTACTATTGGATTTATACAAAGAAATGTATAACAGACCTGGTGGTAATTTTATGTATAAAGAATTTTCGATATCTTATGATAATTTTGATGGGTTGTTGATTTGGAATAATGGTCATTTTGTTCAAAATAATGGTGGTGGTGTATCTTTTGAATTTTACGCAACACCATTTTATAACGCCGAACCTATTGTTCCGATTACTTTATCTAATGTTTGGATTGATAATATTGATAATATTGATGATGGTGAAGCGATGGAAATTATTGATGAAATTGATGATGAATATTATGATTC